GTTGATGAGCTTGTTAAAACAGTTCTTAAAAAAAATGTGTCGGTTCTTGCCATACTATACAACCTGAGGTTGTCTACTTATAATTAATTATAATATTATAATATATTTAGAAAAAGAACAGTTATACAAAAAAAAAAAAAGAAACAGTCATATCTATTTTATTAATAATAATATTATTATATAGGTATTTGTAATGGGATATTTGATATGGGCAGAATAAAAGAGTTTAAGGTAGGCAAAGCGTTCACTTTAGGGTTGGATGAAATCACATTTTTAAAAGTAGAGTGTGAAAGGACAGGTAAGAAGGCAAGTTATCTGATTAATAAATGGATTAGGGAAAAAATGAATAGGCAAGTAGAAGAGATTCGTAAAATCACAGGACCCAAAGGTTATTGCACTAAATGTTCAGACTATAAAGAACACGTAAAGCATCCCGATAGTACAAGCTGGCATTGTGAAACCTGTGGTAAAGACCAAACTGATAAAATTGAAGGCATGATCGTTAGGAGTAAATACTAATGATTTGTTATAGATGCCAGGAAGAAATCGCTAGCAGACCTGTAAGGGTTAGAGATTTTGACGCACCTTTTATGACAACTACATATTATTGTAGACATTGTTACAAGGCCATTACTACTAAGAAGCCATCAATTACTAAGGTTGACTAAAGAAAGCAAGTATAGGACAAGGCAGCGATAATGATACGGGTGACTGCCTTCTCCGCTAAGATTAAAGTATCTGAGTCAATGTATAGTATTGTACTACTCATCACTAATGCTGAATTGTTTAAAGTTAACTGCCGCTTCTTCTGGGCCAGTCATCTTAACTGATTCAAATCGACATTGCCAGTTAACTGGCGTACCTTGTGCATCCTGAACCATAAGAATTAAGTTCTGTGTAATAACATATGTATCATTGACTATACTTAAAGTATTGACAACTGGGTCACCTGCACCTGCATTTGCTTTTATGAAACAAGTAGCAAGTAAGCCATCATTATTGAAATTAGGGTCTGGTGGACTTACTGCAGTCTTGCCAGCAGTAATTGTGCCAGCCATTTCGTAAGCCTGAGCAAATATACTAGTACTAGGATACAAAACGAACTCAGTGATCCTATATGCATAACCTTGTTTATACTTACCAAAGTTCAATACTTCAGTTTTTCCACTAGCTGTCTGTCCTCTCATTACGAATGTTTTTCTCATTTAAATAACCCCTTTATACCTAAGTATATCTTTCTGGTAATGCCACTTTTAGGTGTCTTTTTCTTCTTACTTGCCGCACTTGCAACCTTAGTTACCGCACTAAACGCCTTCTTAGCGTTGTTAATGGTACCTTTTTTACCGTAAGAAGTGCTTCCCTTCACTATTTTCATGCCTTTTGATACCGCTTTATTGAATTTAGTTTGAACCTTTTTAGTAAAAGCTGGCCTTCTAGTACCTACTATTGGCGCATTTAGATCTGCTAAAGTTTGTAAACCTTCCGAAACTGTCGGTTGTACTATATCATAACCTTCACGTACTAGGTCAGCAATCTGTTCCCTGTTTTTAACTGCCACATAAACTACTGCACCCGCGGCAACATATGGGTGTCTCATTGCAACCATTCCTCCTATTCTAGCTACTGTGCCGACACCACGGACTGCAGTAGACCCTAAAGCTCTTGCGCCTGCCATAACTCCACGTGTTGCAACTGGTCTAGCTTTTGCTAGAGCCGCTTTTATTGCCCGTGAAACCGGTGCTGTTAATGCACCTTCATAATAGAAGTCTGCGGCCCCTATGACACCTGCAATTATTTGCAGGTCTCTTTTAGAAAGCTTGACCATTAGTTAGCGGTGAGACTTACTAATAATTCCTGAATTCTTTGTAAGCTTAATTTTTCTGTGTGGACTTCAAACATAAAACCAACCTTAAGTTCAGCCGTCCAAGCGATTTGTGTGTCTATTCCACAGTGGATTGCATCGGTCGGAATTATGAATCCCCCCATAAAATTGGCTGGGTTTAGTGCACTTGTAAAGTTAATTAGGCCCATAGTACCGATTCCACTAGCGTCATTAACGGTGTTAGAGGCATATATTGTTTCTTTACAGAATACAGAATTGTCTGATAAGTTAACTAAAGCGGTCTGTTTTTCACTACATGCTTGGGCTGTCATGGTTCTGTGACCTATAACTGCGTCAATATCGGATTGTAAAACCCCTCCGCCATTATCTGTTTCGAATGTAATAAATGCTTTATCCACAACTAAGACGCGACCTTTCGATGGATCCGTGTATGCACTGATATCAATATTATCAGAAGTATAGGTAGTTGATGAGCTTGTTAAAACAGTTCTTAAAAAAAATGTGTCGGTTCTTGCCATACTATACAACCTGAGGTTGTCTACTTATAATTAATTATAATATTATAATATATTTAGAAAAAGAACAGTTATACAAAAAAAAAAAAAGAAA